GACCCTGCCCCTCGGCCTCGCCGCCGCCGCCCTGCTCGTCGCCCTCATCGCCCTCGCCGTCGCGCTGCTCGCCTATCGCCGCAGCGACGACGCGAACGAGCGCCTGCGGGCCCTTCAGCGCCTCGCTGCCGGCACGCAGCGGTCGCACCGCGAGGGCACCCCCCGCGAGCGCGTCGACCGCCGCCGCGACACGTTCGGCCCGCCGCCGGGGCAGCCCGAGCGCCGCGTCGAGCAGCGCCCGGTCGAGGCATGGCCGGCGACCGACGAGCTGCCCCGCACCGAGGCGCACCCCGCGCCGACGACCGCGCTGCCGCTGCCGAGCCGCCCGGGCACGATCGGCGGCCCCCGCCGGTGACCCTCAACCGGCACCGAGCGGTCGCCTCGTACCGCCTCGGCCCGGGCCTGCCGCCGGTGATCGTCGGCCGCTGCTACCGCCGCACCCGCGCCGGCCTCGACCGATTCATCGACGCGCACGAGGCCGCCGGCTGTCACGTCGAGGTGTGGGAGGTGCTGCCGCACCCGGCGATCGACGCCGCCGCGCAGGCGTCGGCACGGCCTGCGCGGGTAGGGTCCAGGCCGTGACCGCCCCCGCCGAGGCCCCCGTCGTGCTGCGCGACGCGTTCCCCGCCGAGGTCACCGACAGCCGCACCGGCACCGTGTACCGCTCGGCCCGGGCCGTCGTCACCCGCGACCGGGTGCTCGTGTGGGTCGCGCAGGGCCGCGAGCGGCTGCTCGTGATCGACGAGCCGTACCGGCCCGAGCTGTCGTCGGTGCCGCCGTACAACGCCCGCCCGAGCGAGGCCGCGCACCTGGCCCTCGTCGGCCCCGGCCTCGTGCACATCAACCGGCAGCGCGGGTGTGGGTGCGGCAACCCGCTGAAGGCGTGGCAGCCGTGGCAGCCGTACCGGGTCGGCACGGCGTGACCCTCGCCCTCGCGCAGCTCGGCGACCTCATGCGTCGCCGCCGAGCTGTCGCCGACCACGCCGACGCCCTGCGGGTGAACGACAGCCTCGCCGACACCGCCCGCGAGCTGCGCCGCCGTGCGCAGGGGCACCTCAACGACGGCCGGCCCGACCTGGCGCAGCCGTACATCGACGAGGCCGAGCTGTTCGAATCTGCCATGCACCGCCCGCCCGGCCTGTAGATCGTCACCCCCGCGCCGCGCCCGAGCCGGCACGAGCCCGGCCGTATCGTCACCTCGTGACTACACGGGGTGGGGCGATCGGTCGACGGTGGGCCCCGGGCTCGCATGCCCCGGTGCTGCTCACCGTCCAGCTCGTCACGCTGTGGCAGGCCGGCTTCCGGGGCCTCGACTACCTCACCGCCCCCGGCGGCCGGGCCGCCCTCGACACCGCCGCCGCCGACCCCCTCGCCGGCGGCATGCTGTACGCCGGGGTGCTGCTCGCCCTGCTCGGCATCGCCGCCCGCCTGCCCGGGCCGGCGATCGCCGGGCACGCCCTGCTCGCCGCCTGGTACACCGGGCTCGGCATGGTCACCCTGCTCGACGGGCACACCCTCACCCTCGCCGGCGTCGTCGGGGCCGGCATCGGCGTCACCGGCGTCGCGCTCGTGCTCCACCCCCGCGTCCGTGCCGCCGTGCGGCTGCTCGCCGGGGTGCCCCTCATGCTCGGCGGGCAGTACGTGCTCGCCGCCGACCTCGGCAGCGACTACCGCACCGGCACCGGCCTCGTCGGTGCCGGCCTGCTCCACGCCGCCCTCGCCGTGGGCACGTTCATCCTGTGGCAGCGCCGCGAGCTGCGGCAGCTCGTCGACCGCGAGGTGCCCCGTGCCGGGTGAGCTGCTCGACGCCGTCAAGGGCTCGCCGCTGCTGCTCGCGTTCCTCGTCGTCGGTGGGTTCCTCGTGTACGCCGTCGAGAAGCTCGGCGGCCTCGACGGGCCGATCACCCGAGGCGTGCGCGCCTGGCAGGACCGCGAACTCAACCGGCTGCGCCGCGAGGCGCTGCTGCGCGCCGAGCAGCGCAAGCTCGACGCCGAGCAGGAGTCCGCCGTCGTCGCCGGCCTGCGCACCGAGGTCGAGTGGCTCACCCGCGAGCGCGACGACCAGCGCCGCCGCGACCGGGTGCGCGACCAGCACGACCGGCAGCTCGCCGCCTACCTCGACCGGGTGCTCGCGCACGCCCGGGCCGCCGGCGTGCCCGTGCCCGAGCGGCCCCCGCAGGTGCCGTACCTCGCGCCGCTGTTCGTCGAGGGCGACGAGGCCGCCGGCGACACCAACCCGATGCCCCGGGCCGGGCACCGCCGCGACTCCGCACGGCCGCCGGTGCCCGGCCGGTAACGTCCCCGCTCATGGGTGACCGGGTCGAGGTGCTGCTCGACCCTGTCGTCGTCGCCGTGTCGCTGCTCGCCGTGTACCGCCTCACCCGCCTGCTCGTCGCGGACAAGATCACCGAGCGCCCCCGCATGGCGCTCGCCGACGCCGCCTCGGGCAGACTCGCGTACTTCGTCACCTGCCCGTGGTGCGTGAGCGTGTGGGTCGCCGCCGCGTGGGTGGCGCTCGTGCTGCTCGCCCCGTCGGTGGCGCTCGTCGCCGGCGTGGTGCTCGCCGCGTCGGCCGCCGCCGGCCTGCTGTCGTCCTGGGAGTGACCCGCGTGCCTCGCCTGCTCGACCGCCTGCTCGGCCGTCGCCCCGACACCCCCCTCGGCGTCGCGGTGCTCGGCCGCTCACGTACCCGGGGCGGGCTCACCGCCGCCGGCATGCTCGTCGACCCCGACCTCGGGCAGCGCCTCGCGAAGGCCGCGACCTCGCGCTCGTGGCAGACCGCCGCCTACGCGTACCGCCGCAGCCTGCCCGAGGTCGGATACGTCGCCCGGTGGCACGGGCACAACGCAACCCACATCCGCCTGTACGCCGGCGACCGGCCCCCCGGCGTCGACGCCGTCGCCGAGCTGAACGACGAGTACGACGGCAACCTGCCGGCCGAGCTGGTCAACGCCGCCCGCGAGGCCGTGCGCCGCCTCACCGGGGCGAGCCCGTCGGGCGGTGGCGCGGCGATCCTCGCGCCCCTCGTCGTCGGCTACGAGCTGGTCGGCGAGGCGTGGCTCGTCGGCCGGTACGACCCGGCGACCGACCGCGAGGCGTGGGCCGTGCACAGCGTGAGCGAGCTGCGATTCATGGACGGCCGCTTCCCCGGCATGGTCGGCACCGTCGACCCCCTCAGCGGCGAGACCCGACGCGGGTACTACCGCCTCGTCACCGGCGAGGGCAACGGGGCCGACGGCGTCAACCTCGACCCGGCGTACACCACCGTCTACCGGCTGTGGACGGCGGACCCCGAGTGGTCGGGCAGCCCCGACAGCCCCATGCGGTCGCTCGTCGGGGTGTGCGAGCGGCTGCTGCTCATCGAGAAGGGCGACGAGGCCGCCCTGCGGTCGCGGGCCGCCGGCAACGGCGTGCTCCTGTACCCGCAGGAGGCCGACAGTCTGCCCGCCGACCCGTACGGCGACGACCCGTCGCAGGCCGAGGGTGACGCCCTCATCGGCGACCTGACCACGCAGCTCGTGACGCCCCTGACCCGCGACGGCAGCGCCGCGCAGGTCGTGCCGCTCGTGCACCGCATGGCCGCCGACTACATCGACAAGGTCAAGCTCCTCACGATGGAGCGGCCGCTCGACGCGCACGTCACCGAGCGCGAGGCCCGCCTGCTCGCCCGCCTCGGCATCGGCCTCGACGTGCCGCCCGAGGTGATCACCGGCCTCGCTGACACGAATCACTGGAACGCCTGGCAGATCGACGACGACTCGTTCAAGCGACACGTCGAGCCCGTCACGATCGCCGCCGTCGAGGCCCTCACCCTCACCTACCTGCGGTCGCGGCTGCTCGACGCCGGGTTCGAGCAGGCCCTCGTCGAGCGCGTGGTGCTGTGGTACGACCCGGCCGGCCTCGTCGCCCCGACGGATATGAGCGACGCCGCCAACGACGCGTACGACCGGGGCCTCATCAGCGGCCCCGGGTGGCGCGAGCTGCGCGGCATCGACGAGTCCCTCGCCCCGCCCGAGCAGCAGCAGACCGACGACGCCCCCATCGGCGCGACCGGCATGACCGCCGACCGGCTGCGCGCCGTCGCCGAAATCGCCGGCAACCTCATCCGCGCCGGGTTCGCCGCCGACAGCGTCGCGCAGGCCCTCGGCGTCGGCGGCATCGAGCACACCGGCCTCGTGCCCGTCACCGTCAAGCCCCCCGAGGACGGCGAGCCTGAGCCCGCCGACGAGGGCGAGGGTGAGGGTGAGGTCGTCGACGGCGAGGTCGTCGGCGACAGCACCGACCCGCCGGCGATCACCGCCGCCGCCCCCCGCGCCACCGACGAGCAGCGCCGCCTCGGCCGCCGCCTCGTCCAGATCGAGCAGGCCCTCCGCGAGCGCATCGCCGCCGCCGCCGCCGCAGCGATCACCCGCGCCCTGGAGCGCGCCGGCAACCGGGTGCGCGCCACCGGGCAGCGCGACGAGGCTGTGCGCACCGCCTCGGCCGGCGTCGCCGGCGACCGCGTCACCGCCGCCGTCGGCCGCGCCCTGGTCGCCGCCCTCGGCCTCGACGAGCAGCAGCTACTCGCCGACGCGTTCGGCCGGCTGCGCGAGCAGTACGTCGAGTGGACCGAGGCCGCCGCCGAGGAAGCGATCGACACCGCGTGCCGCATCGCCGGCGTCGACCGCCGCGACCCCGCCGTCGCCCGCAGCGTCGCCGAGCTGCGCGACCGGTACGCCGACAGCATCGCCGCGAGCTGGCCCACGATGGAGCAGGGCCTCACCGACCTCGCCACCGAGCGCCTGTACGACCCCGACCCGGCCGCCCCGCCCGTCGGCGAGCTGCCGCCGACGATCGTGCCCCCCGGCCTCGTGCGCGACGCTCTCGCCGTCGCCGGCGGGCTCGCCGCCGCCTCGACCGGCCTGCCCCCGTACAACGGCCTCACCTCGGGTGAGCTGCTCGACCGGTTCATCCGCGACAGCGGGGCCGAGGTGCTGGAGTACGAGTGGGTGTACGGCATCAGCGCCCGCCCGTTCAGCCCGCACATGCACCTCGACGGGCAGGTGTTCGCCGGCTTCGACGACCCGGTGCTGTCGACGGCCGGCACCGGGCACGAGTGGGTCGGCGGCAGCTTCGCCCCCGGCGATCACCGGGGCTGTCACTGCGACTACGCGCCGATCTACTCGACGGGCAACACCCGCGACGAGCTGGAGCTGCTCGGCCGCCGCAGCTACATCGAGCAGAACCCCGACCTGCCGGTGCCCACCCGGGGCGCAACCGTCGACGAGCGCGTGTACCTCGACCCGGCCCGGCCCCGCCCCGAGCCGCGCCGCAGCGCCGCCGCGCAGGCCGCCGCCGTCGGCCGCGAGCAGCCCCCGCCGCCGGTGCCTGTCGAGCGGTCCCGCCCGGCGGCGATGCGCACCCGCCGGCGTGAGCGGTTCGACGAGGCCGGCGTGCCGTACGCGCTCAACTACGAGTACCTGTCGCAGCTCGACGACACGCAGCTCGACGACCTCGCCGCGCACCTCGCGGCCCGCCTCGACGACGCCGATCCCCGCGAGGGCTCGCGGTGGGACGACCTGGAGCTGTACCTCGCCCACCGCGAGGGGTGGAACGAGCGCAGCGAGCAGCTCGCCCGCGACGGCGTCACCCGGGACGCGGACTGGCAGCACGAGTGGGACACGTGGAACGACAGCATGGGTCGGGCCGGGCTCACCCACGAGGCCGAGCGGGTGCCCACCCGCCGCGAGGTGCAGGAAGAGTTCGACCTGTGGCTGGAGAGCTACTTCCTTGACGCCGAGCGCGAGGTGCGCGGGGTGCTGCTCAACGCCGCCGGCGACCGGGCGTTCCGCGAGGGCCGGCTGCGCGACGGCCGGGCGATCATCACCGCCCCGATCGACCGCGTCGCCCGGTGGGCGTCGCCCGAGCTGCTGTCGTACATGGAAACGCACCGCCGCATGACGTGGTCCGAGTTCTACTACGAAAAGACCGGCAACCCCGCGTACGCGCACCTCGCCGAGCGGGCCCGGGCCGACAGCGCGCAGATCACCGGCGACCCGCAGGCGATGCGCGAGCGCGTCAAGCGAGGGAGGCGACGCCGGTGACCGCACCCACCCCCGCCGAGCTGTCACAGGCGCAGGCCGACGGCCGGCGAGCACACGACGACGGGCAGCCCTCGGCCGCCTGCCCCCACGAGCCCCGCGAGCCGCTCGGCCTGCGGTGGCTGCGCGGGTACCTCGACGCCCGCGCCGAGGCCGACTACGGCACGACCCGATGAGGAGAGACCCGATGCCCCGCACCCCCCGCCTCGCCCGGTGGAGCTCGGCCGGCGAGCTGCTCGCCCTGGTCGCCACCGCCCCGGCGATCCCCGACGAGGCCGAGGCCCCCGAGGTCGAGGTCGTCGAGGTCGAGCCGCAGGCCCCGCCGCCGGCCGAGCGCACCCCCGTCGATCAGACCGACCTTCCGGTGCCCGAGGGCGGGGTGCGGTGGCGCATGCCCGTGTTCGTGCTGGAGGGGTGGGAGACCAGCGACGGCCGGTACATCGAGCCCGGCAGCCTCGGCCGGCGTGACCTGCCTCAGTCGCTCATGGCAATGACCCGCAACCCGGACGGCGGGTGGGGGCACGACGCGGCGATCGTCGCCGGCCGCATCGACAGCATGGAGCGGTACGACGCGTCGGCCGTGGTCAACCCCGAGACCGGGCAGCCGTACGGCGCGGGCGTGTGGGCGTGGTCGGCCGCCGGCTACCTCATCCCCACCCCCGAGCAGCCCGGCAGCGAGGCCACGCTGCGGTTCGTGCGCGAGCGCGCCCTGCGCGGGGTGAGCGTCGACCTCGGCGAGGTCGTCGCCGAGGTCGACGTGCTGGAGGTCGACGACGACGGGTTCGAGGAGCGGGTGCGGCTGCGGGTGACGCAGGGCAGCATCGCGCAAGCGACCGTGTGCCCGTTCGCCGCGTTCCCCGGGGCGTACATCGAGCTGGACGACGAGCAGCCCGTCGACGAGGGCAGCGACCCGGCCGCCGACGAGCCCCTGCCGGCCGTCGCGGCGAGCGCGCTGCGCATCACCGGCGACGAGGGGTGCGCCCCCTGCGGCACCGGTGGCGGGCTCGTCGCCGCCGGCATCGCCCCCGAGCGCCCGCCGGCGGCGTGGTTCACCGACCCGGGGCTGCGCAGCCCCGAGCGGCACGTCTACGTCGAGCGGCACCCCGACGGCACCCCCACCGGCCGCACCTACGGGTACATCGCCGAGTGGAACACCTGCCACACCGGCGTCGGCAACGCGTGCGTGACCCCGCCCCGCAACGGGCCCGACGGGTACCGCCTGTTCCACACCGGGGCGGTGCTCACCGCCGAGGGCGACGAGCTGCCCGTCGGGCACCTCACGTTCGGCGGGGGGCACGCGTCGATCGACCGGGGCGTCGCCGCCGCCCTGTCGCACTACGACGACGCCGGCACCGCCCTCGTCGACTGCGCGGTCGGGGAGAACGAGGTCGGCATCTGGTACGCCGGCTGCTTCCGGCCCGAGGTGACCCGCGAGCAGATCGACACGTTCGCCCGGCACGCCCTGTCCGGTGACTGGCGGCGTGACGCCCGGGGCGGGCCGCTCATGCTCGTCGCCGCCCTCGCCGTCAACGTGCCCGGGTTCTCCAT